CGATTCATCTGTCCTCGTTCCGCAGAAGGGGCAATTCACGGTTCGATGGCCTTCCTGAGTTCTTGATGAACTCTTTTAACTCTGTGGTTTTTCCTTGTGAAAAGAGCGCCCTGTACCGTATTTATACACCAAGGAGACGGTGTGACTTGGTTACGGCCCTGGGGCGACAAAATGAAAAGTCCCTGTGCCGGATTTAATACACCCTCGCCACGGTGGTGGGTTCCGGTCCTGGGGACGTTTGTTTCGTGATGCTACGGTATTCCCGCTGCATCCTGCGGTTTGGGGTTTTTCCCCGCGTAGAACTTCTTCGTTTCCGAGTACGGCTCCAGCCGCAACGTCACAATCGGAGTCGGCTTGGTTATGGCCTGAATCCGGATGTTATTTATGATGCTGAGCGCCGTAAGCAGAAGTAGTAGGACTGTTTCTGTTTTCATAACGTTTGTGACGATGGCCACATGACCAAATTGTGGTCTTTTTCGTCATTACTTCTCACGACACAAGCCACATGAAACCCTTTATGCCCCCGTGGCCGGGTGCAATAATAGGCGGGCTTGCCTTTTCTGCCGCAGGTCGCAGAACAAGTTGGGCTTTGATGGAGACATAGTCGATGTCCCGGTGTACATTTCACGGTTTATCCCTCCACATGTATTTGGAATGATCAGTACTGGAACAGGCCACGTGGAAACCCGCGTGTCCCCGTTGTCGGGAACAAAACCACGGGGAGCGATGCGGGCTTCGAAGTCTTTCAGGAACCCGTTCCTCGCACCACTTTGTACGGTCGTTTTGACAACAAATCCTATGTTCAGGTGTGCATTTCATAATAAGTTGAGCCGGTTTTAGCCTGTCCCACACAAAGGGGGATCAGGAACAAGGTACCGGCGAACCTATGGCCCCTCTGTTAATGAGGGAATTGCATGGACAATAGACGGAAGACCAGCTCTTTCGGAACTCGTTTCCAAATAACACTTCTTCCGTCCATTCGAACTAAATAGCTACAAAAAAAGGGGGGGGAACAGTTTCCGTTTAGTCGTTCACACCCTTCGCACCCGTGGGTTTCGTTCACCGCCCGGTAAACGTCGCCGTTTGAGATAAAGAAATTTTCAGACATAGTTGTTTCTCCTTGGGTCGACGAGGTCCACATTTCAGGTGGACCACGTGTCTGGTGACTACGTTGAAGAGCGCCTTTTTGCCGGGGTGGATTTCCCCGAGGCAGTTGGCGCAACGTCCCGGGTACCTGACCGTAATGTTTTTCCACGAAGTGTGCATCGTCGAGTGTTTTCCTTTGGTAGAGAGCGCCACTCGGGGTTACACCGAGATCTCCTTCTCGTAAGAGGGACTCTGAGTTATTGAGTTATGGCGCTTGGATCAGGTTGACTCCGTGACAACGGAGTTCTCGTTGCAGAAAGCGGTTAGCGATCTTTTGCGAAACTCCTTATTTTTTCAGCCATATTTATGGCTGTGAGTTTGTTCCACGTTTCATAGGGCGTGTGGGTGTTCCACATTACCCACTTCCAGTTTCCCCAGAATCCCTGGGTCTGGAGCCGAAACCGGTCATTGTGGTGAACCACTACTACCTTCGGGTACAGTTTGAGGTGGGCTACACGCCACAAGGCTCCGGTCACCAGGGTCAGTATGAGGCACAGGTACATCATCATGTTTACACTCCATTTCTGTTTTATGCGAAAGAGCAGGGTCTCCCCCCTGTGTGCGCTGCATACGCACGAAATAGCAGTCCCCTGTTGCAGTGCAGGAGAAACCGGGTAAACCGGCGGGGGAGACGAAACAACTGGGTTGTGGAAAAAGCGGGGGCCTGCTCCGTTGCGGGATATCCGCTTTAGGAGGTCAGGGTGTAACAGGACACAGGACTCGTGGGTCCTATAAAAACGTAGGACCTTTTCCTTCAAAATGTGTCACGCGAGGGTTTTGGTAAAACCGTGCTTAAAGGCACCATCTTACCAAATTTCCAGTTTCCTGACTCATGTGTCTGGGCACCAGACACATGAAACGTCTTTAAGACTAGGAAACATGAGACTAGAAACAGGAATCGTTCGATTCTTTGCTTCTAGCCCCGGGGAAGAGGGGGAGTAGGCACTTGTATCACGACTCTAAAAATCTCCGCTGTAGTAGTGCAGAAGAAATTTGAGTGTGACCTTGAATGCCTACTCCCCAAGTGAATCACGGACTCTCGTCTTCCGGCGGCCACAGAGTACCAGTGTACCCTGTGCCCTGGCGGTTCATGACGCACTCGATGTGCTGAATCCCGCTGTCCACCGCACCGGGTCGGATGCGGAGACAGAAGGCGGCTTCTTGCTCCGGTGTCGCGGCCACTCCGTTCAAGCTGATAAGCTTGGAGTTGGTCACGTCCACCGTCGCGGTAACGATTCGGACAACCTTCATGTTCGTTCCTTTGTAGAACCGCGAGGCACATTACCCCGCACAAAAAACCCTACCGGAATCGCGTGTCCGTGGCGGGTGGGGCCCCACGGACACACGATTCCAGACCCGGTGGGTCATGAAAGAGGGTGCTACCCGCTAAAGAAAGTCGTCCGGTGATTTCCCTATGGAATCTTCGCCAGGGCCTCCAGCCGGGGCAAGAAGGGGGGTCTGGACCAAAAGACGGCTCTTGGTGCGGAAAGGGTACCCGACGATTTTACGGGGCCCCCAGCAAAGGCTTGCCCGGCCACCAGAAAACAGGGGGTGGGGGCTTTTCGTACCCCCACCAGCAAGTACCACCACGATTTTTGCAAGCCGGAGTAGGAAAAACATGCCAAGGTGGTACTAGGTGGGGGTTGTTTTATATAAAGTATATTAAATATAGTATAAATAGATACGTGTGCAAAATACACGTGTGCTCTGGGAGAATTTGCGAAATACCCCCACCTAGTACCACCTTAGCACTTTTGCCTAGAGCCTGTAGCAAAAAACGTGGTGGTGGCACCTTTTGAGCCCCCACCACCCCACACCCCCCTTCCAAGATCCAAGACACCCGTTTCCAGACCCAAAACCACCCTTTTTGGTCTCTAAACACTTGCTTCATAACCAAAAACAGCTTAAAACAGGGTACATGTGTCCGGACACACGGCACTTTGTGTTTTCCACACCCTACTTTCGTCCGGACACAAGGTACTTTGTGTTTTCGACACCCCGCTTTCGTCCGGACACAAGGTACTTTGTGTTTTCCACGCCCTACTTTCGTTCCAAGACCCCATAAACTTGTCTCTTGACCCGGAAGCAGGGCCGTGGTACCTTCCGAGCCCATGAAGACATGCCCAAGATGCCGGATTACCAAGCCAAAGGCTGAGTTTGCTTCGTCCGGCCGGTGTAAAGAGTGCGAGTCCCAGGTCTCCCGGGACTCCGATGCCCCACATAAATGGAAGAGAAGGCCAAAATCATGCGAATGAATACTCCGGCGAAAGCCGAGTTCACCATGCGCCCGTATGTCCCGTCCAAGACGGCGCGGCGCTTCCACGGGTCCAACGCCTTTGTGCGCGGGATTCGTGGCCCCGTGGGAAGCGGGAAGAGCGTGGCCTGCTGCATGGAGGTTCTTTCTCGTGCGCTGGAACAGGAGCCGCACGAGGGCGTGCGCAAGTCCCGGTGGTGCTTCATACGGTCCACGTACGGGATGTTGATCTCCACCACGATGCAGACGTGGAAGGATTGGGTGCCGACCGCCATTTGCCCGATCTCGCTTTCCGCGCCGATCAGCGCGGTGATGGACATGCCGCTCACGGATGGGACGAGAGTGCACCTGGAGGTCGTCTTCCTGGCGTTGGACCGGGACGAGGACGTGGAGAAGCTGAAGTCGCTTGAGCTTACGGGGGTGTGGATCAACGAGGCGTCCGAGACCCGCAAGTCTATTCTCGACATGGCCACCTCCCGGGTAGACCGCTACCCCGCCACTGTGGAGGGAGGGGCGACCTGGACCGGGATCATTATGGATACGAACCCCCCGGACACGGATCACTTCTGGTACGACATGGCGGAGGTGAGCAAGCCGAAGGGGTACGAGTTTTTCTCCCAGCCTCCCGCCTTGCTCAAGGTGGTGAAGCCGCCGGATGCCAAGGGACTGGACTCCGCGCCGGAGTGGGTCCCGAATCCGGAAGCGGAGAATGTGGAGAATTTCAAGTCGGGCTATGATTACTATTTTCGGCAGTTGCCCGCCAAGACTCCCGAGTGGATCAGCGTGTACGTGGAGGGCAACTACGGGTCCACGGCTTCCGGGCGCGTGGTGTACCCGGAGTTCTCGGATACGATGCATGTGTCCAAGACACCGCTCGAGCCCATGCGCGGCCTGCCCCTCGTTCTCGGCTGGGATTTCGGACTCAATGCCTCCTGCGTGTTTTGCCAGGTGAGCCCAAAAGGGCAGCTCGTGATACTGGATGAGGCGACGAGCGATGAGATGGGTATCCAGCGCATGGCCCGGGAGATTGTCCGGCCGAAGATCGCGGAGCGGTTTCAGGGGATGCCCATCGTGGGCATCGGGGACCCGGCGGGGGTGAGCCGCAGCCAGACCACCGAGCAGACCTGTTACCAGATCCTGGCGGAAGAGGGGTTTCCGGCGGTTCCCGCCGGGACCAATGAGTTCGTGGCGCGGCGGGAGGCGGTGGTGCATTTTCTGACCCGGGGCCTGGCCCTCGGGGTCCCGTCCCTGTTACTGGATCCCCGATGCGATATTCTGCGCCGGGGGTTTCTCAAGGGGTATCACTATCGCAAGATGCGAAACGTGGATCGCTACGCGGAAGTGCCGGACAAAAATATGTTCTCGCACTTGCACGACGCTTTGCAGTATGTTTGTTGGTACGTCAAGGCGTTCGGGTCTCCGGGCGGAGTTGGCGCTCCGTCGGTCAGAGCGAGGGTCATCAAGCCGCTGAACATGGCGGTGTGGAGTTAAACGTATGCTGTTTACGGAAAAAATGGGCCTGGCGATTGTTCCCAATACCACGTCCACGCTGTCTTCGTACCTGGAAGGAATCTGGGAGCGGAACAAGAAGCACAAGCAGGAGAAGGGAATCGACCAGATGCTGCTGGACGCGCTTTGCGCGTATCGCGGGCAGTATCCCGCCGCCAAGCTCTCCCAGCTCACCGCCGAGAATATGCCGGTGGTGTACATGGGCATCTCCGGCGTAAAGGCCCGGGCCGCGATTTCGTGGCTCATGGAGTTGTACTCCAACGAGCGGACCTGGACGCTGGAGCCTTCGCCGGTTCCCGACCTTCCCATAGAGACGCTGGAGCGCATCTCCCGGCAGATACAGGAGGACCGGGCGCAACAGCAACTTCCCCTGGAAGAGGGAGGTAAGCCACCGGAGCCGGTAAAGCCCCGGGAGATTCTCACAAAGCTCATCCGGGAGGCTCGGCGGACCAGCGAGACCCAGGCGACCATGCTCGCGGACCAGTTGGAGGAATCAGGATTCCGAGGCGAGTTCCAGCAGTTCTTGTGGAACGTGGTCACCTGCAAGACCGCCATTATGCGTGGGCCCGTGGTTGTGCGCACGTGGCAGCGGTTCTGGAATCCGGAGACCAAGGCCCTGGAGTACCGGCAGGAGGAGCAGACGAAGTTTTACAACGTGTCGCCGCTCGACGCCTTCCCGTCTCCGGACGACGACAATTTTCTACAGGACTTTGTCGAGCGCGTACGGTTCACCCGGAACACCATCGCGGACATGAAGGGTGTCCAGGGGTTTATTCCGGAGGCCATCGACCGGGTGCTGGAGAAATTTCCGTCCTACGTCAGCGCGGCTCCTACGTCCACGGACACCACGCGGGCGGACCAGGAAAGCAAGGCGTCCGCGCCCACCCCGGCCCCGGACTCCCTGGCCGTCGGCCGGTTGTTCTGGGTCGATGTCCCGGGGAATGTTCTCCGTGAGCACGGGTTGCTCGCGGACGTTCATGGGAACGTGCTGAAGGATAACCTCACCTACCCGGTCGAGGCCATCAAGATCGGAGACGAGCTCATCTTCGTGGACCTGAATCGTGACCCCCTGAGCCGCAAGCCGTATACCAAGGCCAGTTGGTCCCCGATTCCGGGCTCCTTCTGGGGGGAGAGCGTGCTCGATCTCATGTCCGGGTTGCAGGACATCTGCAATGCGTCGGTGCGCAGTCTTGTACGAAACATGAGCTTCTCCGCCGGACCGCAGACGGTGCTCAACGATATCGGCCGGATGGCGGAAGGAGAGGTCATCAACAGCGTGTATGGCGGGCGGGTGTGGCAGTTCACCAATCGGATGAATTCCACGCTTCCTCCGGTAACCTTCGAGCGGGTGGATTCGGCGGCGGCCGAACTCATGTCCATCTACATACAGTTCGCCCAGTTGGCGGACGACTACACCGGCATCCCGGCGTACACCTATGGCAATGACCGAGTGGCCGGGGCGGGCCGGACCTACAGCGGTCTGTCCGTGCTGATGACGAATGCGGCCAAGGGGATAAAGCGGGTGATCACGGAGCTGGACCAGCGGGTGATCACGGAGCTGCTCTCCAGGCTGGTTGATTACAACCTCACCTACAACCCCGCGTTTATCGCGCTGGGCGGGGACATCCGTGTCCAGGCCCGGGGCGCGGTGGCTATTATGGCCCGGGAAGCGCTCAGCGAACGGCGCATGGAGTTTCTGCGGAGCACAGCAACCGACCAGGATATGCAGGTGCTCGGGATTCGCGGACGGGCGTTGTTGCTCAAGGAGGCGGCAAAGTCCGTGGAGATTCCTGGCGAGGACCTCGTGCCGGATATCGAGGAAATCGAGGACCAGACCAAGGCGGCGGCGGCGGCGCAGCAGGCCGCGCAGCAACAGCAACAGCAGGCCCAGCAGATGATGCTGCAGGCCCAGATGCAGGAGATGCAGGCCAAGCTCATGGAGACCCAGGCCAAGATCCAGATGATGCAGGCCGAGGCCCAGAGTAAGATCGGTGGACTTCAGTTGCAGGCCCAGGAAGCCCAGGCTGGAGCCCAGATCAAGATCGCTGGGCTGAAGGTCAAGTCCCAGGAGCTCTCGCTCCGTAGCGCGGAAGCGCAGGCCCGGGCCCAGTCAGAAGAGGAGAAGCACATGCTGAAGGGCGCGGACCTCGAGCTTCGCCGCCGTCAGGCGGAAGCGAACCACGAGCGGGCGGAACGGCAGGACAACCGGGACGACGAAACGCATCAGATCGAGCAGGCACAAAAAGAGGAAGAGTATGTTGCCAATCAGACCGAGCGGGCGAATAAGACAGCAACTGATCAACGCCCGGAAGACCGGGAACCTTGATGTGTTGCTGGAGTATCTTCAGGAAAATCTGAAGGAACTCCGGGGTCTGGCGGAGAATGAAAATGACCCGGACACCATAACCCGATACCAGGGTGCGGGGAGAACCCTCTCCGCGCTCATTTCGGAGCTTGACACCGGACTGCTGACCTAATAGTTTGTTGGAAGATGAGATACCTCCCTGCGTGGGGAGGCCTCGCTACGTGAAGAGAAGTCTGTGCATACGGCGATGAGCCGCGCACAAGAAAGGACGACAGAAAATGGCTACCCCCAGGTCCGTTGAGGACGCGAGCGCGGAAGCGGATCGGTTTCTGGCAGAGTTGGAGGCTCCCGCCCCGGTGGCGGAGGAACCTCCGGTTGTCGAAGAAGCCCCTGCGAAATCCGACGACGCCCCACCCAAGCCCGCCGAAGATTTTGGAACCAAGCTTGCTCTTCTGGAGCAGGAGTTGGCCCGCGAGCGGCACAGGAACGACAGTCTTCAGGGAAGGTTGGAATCGCAGTTGCGACCCGCCAACGACACGATCCGTCGGCTTCAGGCCGAGATCGAGGAGTTGAAGAGTGCGCAGCCACAGGTTCCGGCCCACCTGAGACACCTCTCCAAGGAAGAGGTGGAAAGTACGGGTAATGCAACCCTGGAGATTCAGGGCCGGGTTGCGCGAGGAGCCGCCGAAGAGGTGGTTGCGAGCGCGACGAAGGGCCTGGCCAAGCAGCTCGAGGAAGAACGGCAGGAACGGGAGCGGCTCACGCTGCAAACGACCTGGGCGGAAATCGAGCGGCAACTTCCTGGGGCGGCGGTGATCAACCAGAGCGATTCGGATTGGCATCAGTTCCTCGAGACTACGGACCCCTTCAGCGGGGTGTCTCATCGGGAACTCGCAAGCCGGGCGCTCCAGGAAGGACACGCCGACCGAGTCGTGGCAATCATGTCGGCCTATCTCAACACACTACCCGACCCTCCCAAAGAGGAGGACGAGGGAAAATCTGCGGCTCCCGCAGCGCCTCCGGTCCGGCCCGCTCCTTCAGCGGCACCGACCCCGGGAACTACACCCCCGGCAAAGACGGCAACGGTTCGGGAGTCTGAGATTCGAAAGGCTTATGACGATTACACTCGCGGTCGGTACCGCGGGCGGGAAGAGGATTGGAAGAAGATCGAGAAAGAGATTGATGCGGCCGTAGCGGAAGGTCGGGTGGTCCCCGGCTAAAGTAGCCAAACCGGCGAACGCTGCGCCCCCATCATCCAACAAGGAGAATGATCATGGGCGCAGCGTTTGCGGCGGCTCCGGGATTCCGGAACATCGGCTCTACGTCGATGCTGTATATTCCCACTCTGTATAGTGGGAAGATGCTGAAGAAGTACTACGACACGACCGTTCTTGGCGCGGTGACCAACACCGAGTATGAGAACGAGATCAAGAAGTTCGGTGATACGGTTATCATCCGGACGACCCCGACGATCACCGTTCGGGATTACCAGAAGGGCATGACCCTCGTCAATGAGCAGCCGGAGTCGGTTGCCATCACGATGCAGATCGACCAAGGCAAGTATTGGTCCTTCGTGAGCGACGACGTGGATAAGCTCCAGTCGGACATCAAGGGCTTGGTCGAGAAGTGGGCGGCGGAAGGTGCGGAGGCGATGAAAGTCGTCCTCGACACCAACGTGCTGGCCTACATGGCCGCGAACCCCCATGCCAGTAATGCCGGGGCGACGGCTGGCGTCAAGTCGTCCGCGTTCAACCTGGGCGTCACGGGCACTCCGCTCGATCTGAGCTCGGTCAATATCCTCGATCTGATCGTGGATTGCGGCACGGTGCTGGATGAGCAGAATGTTCCGACGAGCGGCCGGTTCATGGTCATCCCTCCCCGCGTTGCCGGGGCGATCAAGAAATCCGACCTCCAGGACGCTTCTCTGACGGGAGACGGGAAGAGCATCCTTCGGGAAGGTTCGCTGGGCCGGATCGACCGGTTCGACCTCTTTGTGTCGAACCTGCTTCCGGCGTGTTCCGATGCGACGGGGGCGTTCTGCCCGTTCGGTCACCGGGATGCGACGGCCTTCGCCACGCAGCTCGTGGAATCCAAGATGCAGGACAATCCCTCGGGATTCGGTACCTTGCATCGCGGTCTCCAGGTGTTTGGGCGTCAGGTGATCAAGCCCGAAGCGTTGGGTGTGGCGTGCATCAAGCTGTAAAAGGAGAAAAGTCATGGGTACCAATGTGGCACAGAATGAGACGATCCTTCGCGGGGGTTTCCCCGCGTTGGGTCCGAAGGTTGGGCTGATCTCGCAGGTCGTGGACCTGTCGAGCACGGCGAACGGGGACGCGGAAAAGGTCTGGACCTTTGAGGGTCCGACCGTGGTTCTGGCGTCGGGTTTCGAGATCACCGGTGCGCTCGGAACGAGCGTCACGGTGGCGCTGGGTGTCGCGGAAGACGGTGCCACGCTGATGGGCGCGGGCACGGCGACCGGTTGCGGGCAGGTGTACCCTCAGTACATCGCCGCGAACGGCTGTGTGTACGCCTCGGTGGGCGGCGGAACCCCGGCGGCGACTGCGGAAGTCCGTGTGTGGGCGATCATCGCCGACGTGGATGATCCGGTGAGCTGATTCGGCCGGTGGATATGAAAGAAGGGGGCAATGAAAATTGCCCCTTTCTTTTTTTTGCGGGGTGCGATATATTCTCTGTCAGTGAAGTCCCCCATCCCGGGAGACACTATAGGTAAACAAGTTGGAGGTGTGTTATGGCTACCTTGCGTCGAATCCGTAATTCTTTCCGAAGTGTCGCGGCCCAGAGTTCCGTCGATATCGCTGTTCTGTACACCCGGGCGGAGTCCATTGCCGCTCAGTGCAATCTGCTCCGTACCTACCTGGCGGACGGCGCGTTGGCCCATGGCACCCTGCTGATCTCTTCGGATGCCACGAAGTTCAAGACCACGACATCCGCGATCTACACGTTGTCCGGTGTGGCCTACGCCAAGGCGGCAACGGACAGTCTTACCTTCACCGCCGCGAATACGATCAACACCGCCGAAGCGTCCGGAGCGCACTCTGGAATCTGGCTGGTGCAGATCAACGCGGCCGGAACCATCAGCACGAAGGCCCCGGCGGCCAACCAGTCGTACGCCACGGCGGCGGCGGCTCTTTCGGCGCTTCCTGCGGCCGATACCGGGAACGTGGCCCTCGGGTACATCGCGGTAACGGTCGGAACAGGCGTGAAGTTCACCTGCAACACGGACGCGCTGACCACGGTCGGTTCGTTCTCAAACGCGGTCGTGAAGTCCCTCCCGGCTGCCATCTAAGGAGAATGTCATGAAACCTGCTGTGTATACTTTGTCCGTTCCTGCCGACGCGGCTGCGAGTACCACGGCAGGTTTCTTTGTGGCGGCAACGCTGTTGAGCGTGTTGCTTTACTTCCCCGTGGCGGCCACGGGGGCGGTCTACGTGAGACTGATCCGAGACGGTAAAACCATGGCCATAGGGGCGACCTCGGTCATTGGGGCTACAGAAGTCCGGGTATCCTTCCCCGTCCCTGTCGTATTGCAAGGGTCGGATCAGATCTCCGTGGACACTTCGGCTACGGCGAAAGCGGCAACAGCGTGGGTGGAGTATCAACCCTAAAGGGAGAAAACGATGAAACGGTCTAACGTGTGGTCTTATACTGTCTGGCTCGGCCTGGTGTTCGGGGTGTACTTCGGCGTGAGTCAAGAAATTTCTCACGACGGGGTTCCCCAGTACCCGGTTGGAACCCACGAACAGTCCGCCGCGTCAATCACAGACGCTGCGACGGCGTTCACCAGTTACGAGGTCGGGACCGCAGTGGTCGCTCGTCTGACGATTACCGAAGGCGTTGCCACTGGCGCACAGGCCGTGGCAGGGTCGGCTTACACCCTCGGGACGAATGCTGTGGCTCGACTCGTGATTGCCGAGCCGGTCCTTGCGACCGCCCTCCAGCCCGACGGCGTGGGGAGTAATTTGGTGATGAGCATCGACGCCGAGACGGAAACCACAAATAGGGCCTATCAGATCGCATCGCTCGCCCAGGCGGCCCTGCCGACCAACGACGTGCCGAAAATTCCGATCACCTACGTCACCCCGGCCGTCGTGGACACCAATACCGTGACCATCTCTGGCGCGGGCGACACGAACGTGAACGCGACCTATACCTGGAACGGGTCGGTTTACACGAACGAATCAACCGGGAAGGTCATTTTTTACTACGGCGACGGCTGGGAGATTCTGTCCATCAACGGGTCTTACTACAAAAGCGGATCATCTCTTTCTGGAGGATGGGGATCGGACATGAACCCACCCGCGCCCGCGCCGACGGGAGCCTATCTTGAGATCACCCCGGCCAGCACGAACACCTATTCACTGGTCGGCCTGGTCGGGCACAAATACGACGTAACCGCGACGGGCACCAACACCATCGCCTACACCGCCCCCTCGGGGTACGAAATCATGGGCGGTCGCGCATGGAACACTACCACGACCAACGCGCTGACGTTTACGGCGGGCGCGAGTACGACGGCGACGATTTCCGGGGTGATCGCCAACGAGGACGTTGTGCGCATGTTCATCGTTCTTCGGAAAGAGGACTGATCCATGATTCGGAACCGGATTGTCTCGCTGATCTTGAGCCTCGGATTTGCGACCGGGGCTCTGTCTGCTGTTCTGGTT